ATCGATAACAGTAAGTGTTGGTCTATATGCTCCATATTTTAACCCTCTTACTTTTTGCCCTGTACCACGAATTAAAACTTTGCAGTAACTGTTTGGGTTGCCTTCTTCATCAAAACCAGCTATAAATTCTTTCTCTTCTTTGCCCCAGTTTCTACCTTTTCGGTCGCCAAAAAAATATTTAAGTTTTTCGTTGTATTCAATTTCATTTCCTATAGTTTCAAGATAAAACTTTGATTGTTTTTCTGATTCCGATATTAAAAGAATAAATTTTTCTTCATCAAACAAAATCCTATGTAAAGGGTATACAAGATTTATAAGTGTAGATTTTGCATGACCTCTAGGCGCAACAACTGCTAGCTTTGAACCAATATCTAGATTTAAAAGTTTAGATACTATTTTTTTATGAAACTCAGGCGACTTACTTCTAATATGATAATGCATAGGTTGCTCTGGGTCGCCAAGAATAAATTTGGCAAAAAAGAATATATCTAAATACATTCTCTTCATTAACGCTTCTCTTTCTTCTATAGTATATGATAGCTGCATTATTTAATTTTATTTTTCACTCTTAATATTTGTGCGCTCAAATATACGCAAGCATCTAATAATTCTTCTAAAGTTTCTTGTACAAAATCTCTGCCATCTTCTAGTGGTACATCTTGATTGTATTTTGACTGACCTAAATCTAGTCTATCTGAAATCATTTTTTTGATTTCTTCATTGATACCTTTTTCTTTTTTTTCTTGCGTAATTTTTTCATACCCTTCATTAATGTCGTTTTCAATCGTGATGTTCCGTCTGTGAATCGAAGTTGATTTGTAGATAAATGTTTAGGCATCTGCCCTCCCAAAAAGATTATTTTCATAAATATCAAGTTTGCTGTTTAATTCATCAATATGTTCAATCATATTTAAAATTAACTCTGAAACTTTTGGCTCTACAAACATTTCTTTATTATCAAGCATAATAATACCTGAATAGTTTGTATCTATTTCAATCGATATGGTTGCTTTCGGTATTTTCCGTTTCAAGAACACCATCTATTCCTTTTTCCTTTACAATATTAATTAATTTACCAATGTCTTTATCTGATAATTCTTTTCTAGCTTCTGCTAGCAATTTCTTATCTCCATCTGAAATCATAATAATATTTTGTGTCTTTTCTTCTTTTTCTTTCTTTGTATGTCCTAATAAATCGGAAACTCTGTTGAGTGCATTAAGTTTCGCATTTGGTGGGGCATCAAGTATAAAATCCTTGTATTGATTAGCAATCCAATCATCATCAATGCCAATCTCCATAAACTTTTCACGCATATTCATGCTAATCCTATCAGTGATGTGTTTCTTGCGTAAAATTCTAATACCTCTTCTAAGCGCTTGCTGGGGATTGTTCTCACTGAAGGAGCTGGTATATGCATCCACAATCGATTGGGAATCGAACTGTCCATTTTTGTCGATTGTTCCATGTTTGGAGAGATAGTCGGCAAAACGCTTTTGGAGTGCTGTGGGCGGAATGTTTCTAACGTACTGCTTGTGTACCAGCTCATCTCCTGTCCAGTTTTTTTGCTGTTTGGCGTAGATTTTTCCGTAGTAAGTGGGAGTTTCTCCAAAACCTGTGCGGATAAAAGTAAGCGGTTTAATTTTGCCTGCGATGTTGTAACTACGCCTTCCAATACACTGCACAATCTTATTATCATGAGTGCAAATCCAATCGCCAGTTTTTGCCTCACGCCAGTTTTCAACGGTCTTAATTTTAAGAGAGTCTGCTTCATTTGCTTCATAGACATCGAACTCTTTTCCTTTACATGTTACTTTCAAGTTTTAAAATGGGGTGTCATCTTCTTTTGGTTCAAGCTTTAGGCTTGTATATTCATTACCAGTGTTCTTTGAAGTATTCTTCCAACCTGCTATGTTATATACTACTCCATTTACTTTTACATTACCAGTAAAATCAGGCTGCGTTTCTTTTTGCTTACCTTGATTGGTAAATAAGTTTCCTCCGAGTTCTTTTAATTCATATCCCATGTGTTCTCCTTTTTTGTTTGTTGGTGGCTGTAAACCTAAGGTTTATAAAGCATATAAGTAAACCTTTTTTAAAAATAATATATCTATGTTATTTATAAACCTAAGGTTTATACTGCTTATGCAGTGCTATGCGTTGGCAATGCGATTGCTATGGCTATGCTATACGAATGTTAAAAAATGTAAAAAATTTTTATGGAGGGTACTATATATATGACGGGGTGGGTTGCATATCGGTTTGCGTTTTATTATATAGGTTGACTTGACTTTTTTATTGACGACAAAAGGTTCAAAACGCTCAGTAATATATTTATCTTGACAGCTCAAAAGCTAGCACCATTTTATAAAAATTAAAGCTTGGTCTAGCACAGCATAACACCTTAATATAAAGCATGGCAACAGCGCCAAAAAAAACCAACATAAAAAAAGGAAATAAATATGTTACAGAATACAACAATAACAATCAATGATAACCCTGTCACACTTAACCAAAAGCTAGCACGAATAGAAGCCAATGCAATTATTGAGGACTTTGAAAAAGACTTCGGCTTTGATTTGCTAGCACTTCCTAATCTAGACTTACCACTTAAAGAATATTGCAAGGAATTAGAATTGCAAGCTTGGTTAGAAGAGATAGAAAACGGCGACGATTGTCTACAATGTATTGATAATAGTGTTAACCATCATTGCCCTTGTCAATACTAAATAGATAATAGATTATCTATATAAAAGGGTTGCCTTTAACTAGGTGACCCTTTTTTTTTGTCCTATACTTACCAATCTTAAAACAATACTTACAAATAAATATCTAAAATACCTTTAAAAGGCTCAAAACGTAGCCTAAAATCAATTTTTATTGGTTTATGCTAGCATGATACACCCTAAGAGATAAAACATCCATTTACAGCCATTTTAAAAGCCAATACAGTACACAATTAAGGAACGGTAAGTATATACCTTTAATAAACCTTTAATAAATATAATATGAATGTAATGAATATTATATTTTTAAAGGTAATTAAAGGAATACGACAATGGTCACAGCAATCAAAACCACGACGAAAAAACATGGAACGAAGTTCACCATCAAAGTGACGGGAAAAGAGTCACGAGGTTTCAATCAAGTCAATCACTTTAGTGATACGGCAAAAGCCTTGAGACTTGCAAATAAAGTAAATCGTTATAACGATTTATTCCCATCAAAGCAATACAGATAAGGAGAGTATCTTATGATTTATAGAGTCGAAATAAGCCAAGTTCATGATGATAGAGGGTTAGTAACCAAAGTCGTAGACTTTGAAAATCTTAAAGAGGCTAAAGAATTCAAAGAATATCAAAGAGAACAAAAAGATGTCTTTGTAAGATTAGAAAAAATAAATGGCAAAAAGCTGTCGGATTTTAACAAGTTCAAAAAAGATTGGCAAGTTGGAGAGTATGGCTATGGATATACTCTTGACGAAGGGTTAGAGTCGAATACTCTATATCTAGAGCAGTGGAATTTTCTTAGAAAACTTCTAGATGATAGACTTACAAAGAAAATAGCCGACGATAATTTACAAGAAAGTGATATAGAAGAGATTGAAACTCTTGAAAGAGTTTGTGCAACTATATCAATCGATTTCGGAGATTATACCGAAGAGTTTAATGAGAGATTTTATAAACCTTATTTTAACAAGTTTGGGAGGACCAACTAATGAGAATAACAATCGAAAATATAAATTCTAAAATAGATAGAATAAATAAAATATTTTCTAATAAGAATGAAATTTATCATCTAGACCAAGCCTATGGTGGATATAGATTGGTCAAAAAAGATGAGGACGGCTATCTTGAAGTGTCTTACAGGATGAACAAGAAAGAAATAAATATATATTTATTAGGATTTTTGAAAGGAGCAACTAATGGGTAGACGAAGTTATCCAATTTGGTTACATATTTCTAATGATGGCTATTCTACCGATAAAAGTCATGGAGTTAAAGAAAAAGAAACTACAAATATATCTGTTGGAACTAGCGCTAATAATAGTTTCTTCTTTATATCAACAGAAATAGAATGTCGTAATTGGAAAGATGGAACTAAAACATATCTTTTCTTTGTTGATGGGGTGCTAGTAAAAAGTGCCAATTTAAATCCAGATGGCACTTTAGAAGTTACAAGAGAACGCT